TTATTATGATGAAAACGATAGTATAAAAATTATAATAGGTAGCGATGGGCTGTGGGAGATGGTTTTGAAAGATAACAAAGAAGAAATTTCAAAATTAGCAAATATGCATTGTAAAGATCTCTTGGATTTTGCAGTGAAAAGATGGTTACAAGAATGGGAAATGTATAGGGATATAAATGCAGAAACATTTATTAAATGTTCCTTTACTGAAAAGCAATGTGATGATGTAGGTATAGTAACTGTAGATATTGTTCCAAAATAAATAAAAAATTATAAATTTTGTAAATTTGTATATATTTTTTATTGATTTAAAAAATGAAATAAAAATATAAAAATATAATAATAAAAATATATATAATGTTCTCGGATATCCATATTTCTGGTAAACATATGATTATTGATTTGAAAGAAATAAAAAATGATGTATTGATTCATGATTTAGATAAAATAAAACAGTTATTGGATAACATATGTAATAAATACGATTTTTCTATATTGAATAAATCAGAACATATATTTGAACCACAAGGTCTAACTATATTATATTTGTTATCAGAATCACATTTGTCGGTTCATACATTTCCAGAACGTAAATACATTGCAATTGATTTGTATACATGCCGTGACTATAAAGACAACGCTGTATACGAGGAAATATATGATTTTTTAATAGAGTGTTTTCAAGCAAAAAAAGAAATACCCATTATAATTGATCGAAAATTTTGACAATACATATTTATTATTCAATGTATAAAAAATTGAATAATATTTTTACGTAAAATAACAACAAAATAACTATAATCAAAATGCCAAACCGTATTGAATATGAAAGTAATATTATAGAATATGGAGATGATTACATTATCTATAAAGATAATAGTAAATATGAAGGAACTTTATTCAAAAATGAAAATGGAGATGACATGAGACACGGATATGGTTTAATGACATATTCAGATGGACGTGTTTATGAAGGAGAATTTAAAAATAATTTAAAAGACGGTAATGGAAAATTTATTTTTCCAAATGGTTTAATATATGAAGGAGAATTTAAAAATAATAAAAATGAAGGATATTTGAAAGCATATGATAAATATGGTAAGATAGTTTTTGATGGAACTATAAACGAAAAAGGTGAAGCAACTGGTTTTATAATGCAAAAGGAAAAATCAGAGTATGAATATGAAGGTTATGTTGTGAATAATTTAAAGGAGGGTAAAGGTAAATTCACATTTGCAAATGGAAATGTTTATGAAGGAGAATTTAAAAATGATATGAGACACGGATATGGTAAATTTACCTTTGCAAACGGAAACGTTTATGAAGGAGAATTTAAAGATGATATGAGACACGGAAAAGGAACTATATATTGTAAAGAAATATATGATGATGGAGAAGTTTATGAAGAAATTTATGAAGGATATTGGGAAAACGATATGAAAAATGGTAAAGGCGAAATCACAATAAAGGGTTATTGGCGAGACAACCATGTAGTTTCTAATAATGAATATTCAAAACGTAGTAATCTAATAGAAGAATTAAAAAAACAATTAAAAGGACAATGCAGATGTAACAATTTTAATAGTTCAGACCCTCGCTATCAAAACATGTTTCCAGATGATGAAGTATATACATTTTATTGATTTATATATAAATAGAACCTATTCCAAATTTTGAATATATTTATAGGTCTTATACATAACAAGGCAATGCATCGATATCAATCATATCAACATCATCCAATACCAGATTTTTGGATTTCACCATAAACTGTTTAAAAAATGAGTATTCCAATTGATTTTCTGGGGTATGTTTATGCACGGTTCTCGCAATCATCTTATATAATTTGAAATTTGGATAACGTTCTTCGCCATTACTCATATAAAGGACATTTTTTCCTTTATCGTCTGTACACCATCTATATATAGTTTTTTGTAATTCATCAAAGTGTGATAAATTAGTATCGTCTTCAATGATAAAATCATAAATAGAGCATCCTAAACGACATAAATCAAAACTATAATTAGGATCAATACGTGGTTTGTTTTCGTTCATATAAGGCTCACAATTATATTGTGTTGCAGCATCACCACCATTTGCAAAACTATCGCTACAAAACGTTTTATTTTGAAATCGATAAATGCTTCTACCAAAATCAATCAATTTAAAAATCTTTCCATAGGTGGGAACTTTATAGATTGTATTTTTGTATTTATAATACAAATATTCGATTTGTGTTTCTATGTACATAATATTATTTGTATGAAGATCATTATGTGTAAAATGAAAAACTTTTTGATAAGCCAATAATATCATAACAATCTGAAAAAGAGCACTTGCAGATGTTTTCAAATCCATTTTATTTTTTTCGAATAATTCATCCATTGTTCCATGACATTTTTCGAGACAAATCAATTGTACTGGGAAATTATTCACATATACATATCTGGCTTCCTCCATGATAGATGATGACTCTTCTGTTTCCGTTTCCCATTGTTCGTCATCATTCTTATTGTCATCACCGTCACCATCATCGTCACCATCATCGTTATCGCTATTAATTTCACTACTATTCTCACTATCACTATTAGAATCGCTATCACTACTAGATTGTGAATCAATTTCTTCGTCATCTACACTTTCAGTATCACTACTTGAAGACGATGATGACGTTGATGATGAATTATTTCTTATAGGTTTTTCATATACAATTTCATTTACGATATCACATGATTGATCATTGTTTGAAATAACATCCAATGTTTCAAAATCAGTAATATCTACTTTATCTTCTATTACTAATTTTTGTTTATTATTTCGAGAACCAAAATTTGAAAATTCATCAATTTCAACGTCAGTTATAGTGAACAATTTGTTAATGTTATCTTTGAAATAATCAGAATTCGATAAATACTCTAAATCATCAATAACATTTATTTTGAATTTATTTTGAATACCCAAAAACGATCCGTAATAATCTACGCCATGTAAAAATTTATGTGAATGTAATAGTTTACTCGATAAAAAAGAAAAGAAATTATCGACATAAGATGCATTATTAGTATCTAATAATTTTGGATGAGAACTCTTGTTATGAATAGATGGTAAAATATAAATATTATCATAGTTTTTGTATTTTCCAATCATATATTTGAGGGGATCTAACAGTGGTGAATATTTTATATGAATATTTTTCTCTAGAGGTTCTCTTGTTTCTTGGTCAATAACATTCAATAAATCCAATATATTATATTTATGGTTCAGACAAATATTATTATAGTTGTCTTCTGATAGTTTGAAAAACAATTTATATGATGGGTTATATGTCTGTATTTTATCTAAATGAAATGGATTATAGTTGTTTTTGTTATCCTCTTCCGATGGAATATATTGTTTTTCTAAATAACTTGTATCAATAGATTTTGTATTATAATAATCGATATGGAATTTAGGGATTTCACTAGATTTCATTTTTATAAAATAAAACAAGTATAAGTGGTTGTTATATTTTTTATTTATCTTTCTAAACTAATTGTTTTATTGCATAATTGTTGCGTTAATCAATATATACAAAATATATATTGATATACTAAATACTTATGACACTTGAATTAAAGAAATTCAATATGAGAGAAATAACATTCAAACCAGATGAAAATAAAGGACCAGTTATAGTAATGATTGGAAGGCGTGATACTGGTAAATCATATTTGGTAAGAGATTTATTATATTATCATCAAGATATTCCAATTGGAACAGTAATATCGGGAACAGAGGCCGGAAATGGGTTTTATGCCGCCCATGTTCCTAAATTATTTATCCATGAAGAATATAATACGGTTTTAATCGAGAACATTTTACGTCGTCAAAAAACAGTATTAAAACAGGTAAATAAAGAAATAGAAATGTATAGAAAATCAACAATCGATCCTAGAGCGTTTGTTATATTGGATGATTGTTTATATGACCAGACATGGACAAGGGATAAAATGATGCGTCTCTTATTTATGAATGGTCGTCACTGGAAGATAATGTTGATTATTACGATGCAGTATCCATTAGGTATACCACCGAATCTAAGGACAAACATCGATTATGTATTTATATTAAGAGAACCTTATTTGACAAATCGTAAAAGAATATGGGAAAATTATGCAAGTATGTTTCCAACTATGGAGTCGTTTTGTGCGGTCATGGACCAAACTACTGAAAACTATGAATGTTTAGTAATTAATAATAACGCGAAATCCAACAAACTGAATGATCAGATATTTTGGTATAAGGCGGAAGGTCATCCAGATTTCAAATTGGGTTCTAAAGAATTTTGGGAAATATCGAAAAATATGGGTTCAGATGATGAAGATGAAGCTTATGATCCTAGTAAAGCAAAAAAACGTCAAGGACCAGCCATCAATGTCAAGAAAAATAAATGGTAAATTTATTTTACATATTTTCTTCTAGTGTATTTTTTATTTTTTAAACCTCCTTTTTTTTTGGATTTTTTTGAACGGGTAACTTTTGAACGGGTATTTTTTGAACGGGTAACTTTTGGACGAGGACTTTGATTATTTTCAATTGTAAAAATAGAATATACAGCATTATGATCTGATTTCAAATTTTCTAAATAAATAGCTTTATATTCTATTGGTGTTATTGAAGTACCATATCCTTCTACTATTAAAAAACGATCACATTTACTAGGTAGTCGATTATGAACGCCGCAACTATCTTGCACTTCACTTTGAATTTCATTAAAATCACCTTCTGTAAAATCACTTTCTCTACACTGTTTTAAATTATCATAATTATTATTATTCAATTTATTGGTAAATTTACATGTAAACATATTTTGATCATTTTTCATTTCTTTTATTTCTGTATTTTCAATTAGGTATGTTAATTGATCATTTCCATGTTCATCCATTCTAAAATTTAAATCACCACCTATTATCATATTTGTATCAGGTTCTGCTATATATTCATCTTGCAAATATTCTATTAAATCTTTCAATGCTTTAGTTCTTTCTGCAACACCAAGTCCTTCCTTTTTTTTTAACATAGGCAAATGTAAATTTATAAACAACAATTGTATATTATTAATATTTAATTTAATACATACAGCAGCTTTTGTTGATGTAGCAGGAATATGTGGTAATATATTACCTTCTCTATCCATATAAATAACAAAATATTCAGTATTAATTTCATTTATATTATCTTGATTAAAAATACTATTCTTTAAAAATATTTTACTAACAATATTATAACCAAATGTAAATGTTGTTGGTCTAGCAGATTGGTTCTCTGCTATTTTTGTATATTTTTCTATGAATTCATTTTCTATAATTGGATTATTTTTGAAATATCTTTTATCTTCTTGTGTGAATTCTACATATATATCTGGTTCTGTTTCAACAATATCTTCTAATTTATTTCCTTTATTGTTATTAATACCATTTTGTGTTAATATAGCGACTTTAAATTTATTCATATATATATATGTATATATATAAACTTTTCAATAATTTAATGAGAAATAAAATATTTACATGTCTAAATAATTTTACACCGTTGAAGAATTAAATCCGCACAGCGGATAATTCTTCAACAAAGTTTCCAGTTACATATTTGAATAGAGCACCCATTAGGGTGCGGTTTAAATTCTTCATGTGTATAAAATATTATTATTTCTAGGTAATTCATCATCACTACTACTATCACTATCATCTACATTATCAATAATAGTAATATTATTATCACATAAAGTAATATGTGATATATAGTAGTTTTTATTATAATTTCTTTTCTGAAATTGAATATGATTATCGTTTAAGCATAATTTATCATTTTCTTGTTTTTTTTTTGAAATAGTTTTACGTCCAAATATAGGATTAAAATTATAAAAATCTTTTAATTTTAAATATAATTCATTTTTTGCCAGTATTCTCGCATTCATATCAATTGAGTAGTGCTGTGTATAATAAAGCTCCAAATACGGTTTAAATATTTCTATTAATTTATCATTAGGAAATTCCGCATCTATTTTTATTTTTTTAGTATATTTATTTTGTTTCAACATATGTATAATTTCAGCTTTTATTTCTTTTGCCGATAAATTATGTAAATATTGTTTTAAATGAACTTTTTGTATTAGTACTTCATTTTCATCTTGAAACTTCGATAAATTAAAATTACTCAAAAAATATAAATGAAATAATGTAGGAATTACGAAATCACTCTTTTTCATAAAAAAATACATATTGTATAATACCGATTTTTCAAAAGGTAGATTATTATAAGGATTTTTAATAGGTAGTGGGTGTGAAAAATGATAAGGTGAGTTTGATAACGATGTATCTATGATTTTTTTCAAATCGAATAATGTAAATAAATATTTTTGATTATTTTGTAAAATAGTTATAGCGTTTTTATTCGATTCATTTATTTTTGTTAATGAAAGATCGTTTTCAATAGCTATAGGTGCCCTTTTATATTTGTATCGATATAATAGTCGATTCAAAACGTGATATTTTTTTTGTACTTCGTAAAATATTTGGTAGATCATTTCTTTTACTGAATTATCATAAAAAATATTATCACGAACTGAAGACAAAAAATTAAATTTAGTTTTTGTATTATAAAACGGTGTCAATAATAAAATATTGAATGTTATAATTATCAATTTATCACAATAGTCTAATGTACTTTGTTTTATTTCATAATTATATGTTTTATCTGTTATATCAAAATTGTATTGATGTGAATTTTGCATATGTGATACATTATATAATTCATTTGTTTTAGCACATTGTTTGTGAAGTATTTGTAAAAAAGCATTCATTATTCGGGCCGCTGTATGTTACGTGTACTTATTATTTATCGGCAGGTTCTTTTTATATTATTTTTGTAAATATTTTTAAAAATAATATAAATCTG